GTTAGGTGGAGCTTTCCCTGAGTCTCATGTAGTGTTAGGCCCTATCACTCCACAATCGTTCGATCCACTCACTGGAACGATGACGTTTGGTGCTGGAATTAATTTGATTACATCAAATATTTTTGATACTCAATTCGTCTTCGATTCGGTCAATGAAAAATACTACCCAATCACTTTGGTCTTGGATAGTTCAAATTTACTGATTGAACTCCCTGCTGGTGCAAAGCCAAATTTCACCAATATGACGATCACTAGACAAAAAGAATCCTATGGCAGCATACGGCGTTCCATTTGGGTATGGGAAACACATTCGCTTGAAATGATGTCTACTGATGCTACTGAATTGCTTTACCTATTCACAATTGTGATGTACATCTTGGGTCGCTACAAGAAACATCTCTGGCAAGAGCGTAATTTTACTGTAGCAACTCTTTCTTATACGCCTATTTATCGCGTTACTACGCAAGAAGATCCCAACAACGTTTACGCCAGAGAAATTTCAATAAGAGGTAGAGTTGAGCAAAATTGGATAGAATCGACAAGACCGCTTATTGGTGGGGTAAATACTGAATTGCTGATCGCAGATATGAAAAGTCCAGAAGCCATTCTGCCTGAAGTTGATAATCAAGGCTGGCGTGGAGAATTCGATGAATAATGCCATTTACTCCATCTCACGACTCGGAAGCGTTTCCTACATTGGCTTGACTACCGATTTCGATAAACGTAAAAAACAACATAAGGCTCGGAGTAGATATTCCAAGTTGCCTTTATATTGTTGGATGCGTAAATATCCAGATTATGAAATGAACATTTTACAATCTTTTCAGCAAATCACCCCACATAGCCTCGAGCAATGTGAAATTTATTGGATAAAATATTTCAAAGATTTGGGATGTAGGCTGTTGAATTGCACAGACGGTGGCGGACTCGTTAATCCTTCTCAAGAGGTGCGTGATAAAATTTCACGCGCTAAAAAGAAGCTATATGCCGAAGATCCAACTAAAAATCCATCGTGTGGTCGCATTGATCATCGTAGAAAGGGATTTTATTGCAGCAATGGTCAATTTTATCAACACACCAGAGAAGCGGCTAAATCATTAGGCATTAATAGGTCAATGATTATGAATGTATTGAAGAAAAGGCAGAAAATAGCAAAAGGATTAACTTTTAGTTACGATAAAAACGATCCAGTTCTTCTTTGGACTATTGAAGATATGGAAAGAATAAGATTTGAGGGCTATTCATCGGGTTATCTGAAACGTAAACAATTACAGGCATTTACGTTTGAACTAATGAAAAAACTTCAAGGTTTGAAAGATTTACGTCAAGCTATTGATTTAATGCGTAGTCAAGAATTAGAAAAACGTGCTCCTGTGGACATAAACGCTTTTAGAGCAGCTGGGAAAGAAGCCCTTTCTGGTATTCAACAAGCCGTCGCTGGACAGCCAGCTGCTGGTGTTCCGCTGAAACATATGGGTGTTCGAACAGATAAAGCTCCTGGAATCGTTTCTCACATGGTTGGAATTCCTGGCACTGGTGGACAAAATCATCATTACGAAATAGACGCGAACATGAATCACATGAATTCAAAAATTCCAGCCTATACCGTGCATAAAATACAAGCTTTGGAAAGTGCCCCGATGGCTCACAAAGATATTGGTAGCGCGGTCAAATCGCTAGTTACTCACGCCCACACTGGTAAATGGAGTCAAGAGTAATGAATGAACTTGAATTGAAAAAGAAAATCATTGAATGGCTCACACTTCGCGAAGAATCAAAGCAATTGCGTAAATCAGCAGAATCATTACAAAAAGCTCGCCGTACTGAACCTGCTCCTGGTGCAGAATACTCTAAAGGATTGCCAGGGGACGACTTTCGACCAGAAAGAGAAGATCCGTACAACATTCGAGTTAATCAGCGGGGATTTCCTCAAAAATTTGATCAATCTAAACAACCTCCGCCTCTTATGAACAAAGATTTAAGGAATGTCGGTAAAGAGCAGCAGCATATAAAACCGCCACCACCTAACCCTTTGCCTAGGCAAAATTCTTCTGAATTCAATAGACGTCCGTCTGCACTTCCAAATCAGCAAGTGAAGATAAATACTAATAATGCCGATAATGCCGACCACTCTAGAGTTGCTATGGATCTAAAACGTCTGTTAGGAAGTCACACTAAAAAGTCTGAAGTGTCACCAAAGCCTAAACCCGCTGCTCCAATTTGGAATGGTAATGGACCAAAGCTTACAGCTACTGGATTTTTGCCTAAATATAAACCACAGCCAAAAGTACAAAAACCTGCAGCTTTAAAATCAGAAGTAGTTCCAGCAATGGCTTCTGCTCCAGTTGTAGTGAATCGCGTCGATAGTAATGCTCCAAAGCAAATCGATCAGCCAAATGTCATCAATCCGTATAAAGATATTTTTAGTTCTTTGAAAAATAGGAAGGGTAAGTAAATGGATAAACGTAAAGCATTAGACATCATTGACGCTATGATAAAGGCAGAATCTGGATCGACTGATCCACTGAAAGCTTTGCGTGATCGAATTGTGTCAATTCAAAATAGCAGTGTTCAGCCACTCATGAAAGCTATTAATGATGTGGAGACCATGCTCAAGAAATCTTCAGCAATGGATTTGGACATGAAGGAAAAAAGCGTAAAAAAAGCTATTCCCGCTCCAGCACCAAAACCGCCTATGGGTAAGATGCCCTCTCCTAAGATGCCAGCTATGCCTAAGATGCCTGGAATGAAAGCTCCAGGTGCAGGAATGAAGGTTCCAATGAAGTCTCCTGGTATGGGCAACAAACCTCCTATGGCTAAAGTGGATCCAACGACACATCTTAATGGTACGTTGCTGGATAAAAATCTATCTAGCGGTAGCATGCAAAGTGGTGACGTAGGCTCGAACGTTCAAAATATGACTCCAGGCTTGACTAAAGATCAAGGTTCAGTCGGTGGTGCTCCAAGTGATGCTCCCCCAATGATGGCTTCTGAGGGAAAGAGTCACATGCATAAGCACATTGCAAAATGTCTCGATAAATGTATGACGAAATCTTTAGCTGCCAGTGAAAAAGTTGTGAAAGGCGACACCGTCGTTCCTGATAGCGGATTCGGTAAAATCACCATTAAGGATTCTGAGAAATCCATGACCAAATCTGAAGTAAAGAAAGCTGGTGTGATGAGCACGGGTCCAGTCCAATCTCCTGCAATGCCTAAACCTGCAAATGTCAGTGTTAAGATGGGAATGGGTATGGGCATGGGAAAATCTGCTGCGAATCCAGATGAGAAACAAGACGCTAAACTTGGTGAAGGCGTAGAGCATATGGTTGAGAATCATATGATGGCTAATAAGCCAGCTGAAATGAAAGAGGGACATCCTGTCGCATCTATCATTCAGCATATGCACTCCAGAAAGCCAATGATGAAATCTTCTCCTGAAAAAGTTTTTGAAGGTTCACAGACTGCGAAAGAGATGGGATCTGAAGGTAAACGAGCAATCGAAGAGCCGAAAGATAAACCGTTCAAGGTTCAGCCAGATCGTCCAGGTCAGGCAAATAAGCCTGTGGTAAAAAAAGGTGAAGTGCTGAATAAGCCATATCACTCCGAGGCCCAAAGACGATGGGCGCACACTCCTACAGGTGAAAAATCTTTAGGCGGAAAAGCGGCTGTTCATGAGTGGGATACAGCTTCTAAGGGCAAGAAACTTCCTGAAAAAGTTTCAAAGAAATAAGGAATTTTATGAGTAAGCGTCGAAATGATGCAGAAAATATAAGTGAGACTGAAGAGCTTCCTACGTCTCATAGCGTGCAAAATTTACCTCCTAATGGTGGATGGCCATCCTTTGACGCATTCTGGTCAAAGTGTGTTCGCAACGGCACTCCTTTGCTGAAGACAAGCTTTAAAGCTCATCTCAAAGCGCTGGGCTGGCTGAATAAACCAGAAAAGTACGTGGATGGCGCAAAGCACTTCGGCATTGAAATGGAAAAAAAGAATAAAATCAAGTAGTTAATGCAAAATCTTAATAAGTATTGTATTAATCGATAGGAGAATACCTAATGGCTTTTTCATACACAACTTCGAGCGGTCAGACCATGATCATACCAGACAGCTCAATCAATGTCAACGTTATTAATAATCCTACTGGTTCCTCTACTTCTGGCACGATGGTTCTTGTCGGTGAAGCTGATGCTGGTCCTTCTTGGTCACAAGATGCAGCGCTCGGCAATAAGCTGTCTTTGAATTCTTATTCTGCCAACGATCTCGCTTCAGTTCAACAAAAATATGGAACTGGTCGACTTGTCGATGCATTTGCTGGCTCTACTTCCCCTAGCGCTTCTTCAGCCATTCAAGGCGCGCCTAACGCTGTAATTCTGGTCAAGACAAACAATTCTAGTCCATCGTCTCTCACATTTCCCGATAACTCTGGAACTACTACTGCTAAATTGAGCGGTATTGGTGGAAATGGAATTCAAGAGTCTGTTATTACAACTACTCCAGAATCTGCTCCCACTACTGGAAATTTTTCGTACATTCCTTCAGCTTTGACTTCGATTATGTCGATTCGAGTAAACGGTGGCGCGGCTCAGACATTGGCAATCGCAGCCAATGAAGCTCCAAGTTCTGTTGCAGCTGCCCTTACAAATCTCGCTAATGTGAACGCCGTTGGTGGAGTAAATCGCTCTGCACTCGCTGGCCTTTCTGGTCAAATGATTTCTTTGGCAGTCACCTCGACCCCAAAAGTTACAATTACTCTCTCTAGTCCTACCGTTTTCACGAACGCGCCTCAAGTTGGCGATACACTGAATATTCCAGCTGGTTCCGTTTTGGAAGGTGCAGGAAGTGTAAACGTTGGTTGGTACCTAGTTACGGCAGTATCGAACGTCTCTGGTGCATCAACGATCAGCGCTACTATGATGGGTTCAGCCCCAGCTCCAATCGCAGTCACTCCAGTCGCTATTTCTGGTTCTCCAAATGCAGATTTGATCGACTACAGCTACATGCAAATCAACGACATGAGCGGTACAAATCGTAACGTTCTCACTGGCTTGGTTGGTCAGCTGATCACCATTACAGCTAGTGGTTCTACCCTCACTGCCACTCTGGCAACTGGTAAAGTATTCGCTGGCATTCCGACTCTTAATGATTGGATTTACATTCCAGCAGGATCGGCATTTGCTGGTGCAGGAAATGCAAACGTCGGTTGGTATCAAATGACTTTGGTTTCTAACACGGGTGCTTCTGCTTTCTTGCAAATGTCTCGTCTCTCGAACGGCTCTCCAGTCGCAGTCGCTTCTACAGCAATCGCTGCTCTTACTGATATTCAAGATCTTGATCCACAAATTAAAGGTCTCGGAAAATCTATGGAGATTTACGATGGAGCTGGTGCAACGAATATCAACACTGAAATGTTGAATCTCGGAACTACCACTCCAGCTACATGGCTCCAAACGATGCTCGTCTCTCAAGCGGAATTGCAAAAAACTATCATTATTCAACAAAATTCTAGTGGCAGCACGTCGAGTTTCGTTGTCGGTGGCAACATCGTCATGACGGTTGGATACATCGGAACTACTGGTACGATGACAATTTCCATGATCGGCAACGTGTTGACTCTCACCACTTCCATCACTGGTGGACCTGGCGCAAACCTCAACTTGAATCTGAGCACTATCTCGACTTTGGCAGATTTGGCTACAATCATCAATTCGAATTCTGGATACAGCGCAGTAGTCTCTTCGTCTCTCTATGCGCAACAGAATCCATCGATCTTGGATGAAGGTACGTTCAATATCGATTCGAGTCTCGGTAATCAACCAGCACGTATCAAAAATGATCTTCAAACTTTGATCTCTAGTACCCCTGGATTGGGTGGATCCGCTCTTATCACTTACAGTCCAATCGCCGTTGCAGGTCTTCCTGCAGATATGGGACCTACGTTCCTGTCGGGTGGAGCAAAGGGTGGTACGACTGGCCTTCAATTTTCGCAAGCTATCGATGCACTCCAAGGTGTTCGTACGAATTTCGTCGTTCCTCTTGTTTCGCAAGACGCTTCGCTGGATATCGCGGCCAATTTGACTGATCCTAGCTCGACATACACTGTCGATGCAGTTAACGCTGCAATTAAATCGCATTGTATCGCAATGTCTACTCCAACCATTAAACGTAACCGTATCGGTATCGTTTCTAAGCGCGGCACTTTTGTTCAGGCTCAACAGTCTGCTCAAAATATGTCTTCCTTCAGAATCGCTCACCTGTTCATGGACGTTATGGACTTCAGTGCAAGCGTTGGACAGATCGTACAATTTCAACCTTGGTATGGATGCGCGAAAGCTGCAGCCATGCAAGCGGCTGGTGCGTATAAATCCATCTTCAATAAAAACGTTAACATCTCTGGAGCAATCCAAGCTGCTGGCGACTACGACGATGAAAACGTTGGTCAGACCGAACAGGCACTTCAGGCTGGTTTGATTCCTTTCCAATTGCAAGAAACTGGTGGATGGAATTTCGTTTCCGATCAAATGACCTACTCTTTGGATAACAACTTCGTCTACAACAGCTTGCAAGCTGTTTACGTAGCGGATTTGATGGCTCTTGATCTGGCTCAAAGTCTTAAAGTGGCTTTTGTCGGTTCAAGCGTGGCAGATGTCACTCCTGGAACGGTCGAATCGTTCATTAAAGCAAAAATGGCTCAGTATCTGGCAAGCAAGTATACGGTCGCTACCGCACAGGCTCCTGGAGGTTGGGTATCGATTAGCATTAACATCGTTCCTGGTGTGTTGCTGGTTAACGTTATCGCGGTGGAAGCGACAAGCATTTACTTCATACCAATCAACTTGAGTATTGAGGGAATCCAAAACTCTACTACGGCTACTGGAACGTAATGAAATATTGCAAATTGTGTGAATCTAATTTAGATCTTACTGCTTTTGGGAAACATAAAAGCAGAGCAGAAAGAAAATATGAAGAAATCCAACAAGGTTAGCCAAGCGCTTTCTTTGTAACCAGGAGGTAAGTTATCGGAACTACTCAACAAATTCTAAACGGTGCCCGCGCCCAGCTCATTGTAAATGGAAATATCGTTGGCGTATTTACATCGTGTCAATGGGGCGTCAATTACGACGCAATTCCAAGTTATATCCTTGGCAGGTATTCACCTGCAGAAATCACGTACACTGGTCAGGACGCAATCAGCGTTACGGCTACGGGCTTTCGTGTTGTGGATAACGGAGCATATGTCGCAGCGGCTTTGCCAATGCTTCAAAATTTGATGACTCATCAAGACATTTCACTTGCTCTTTATGATCGTCAAACTGGCAAGAATATTTTCACAGTTGTTGGAGTTCGTCCTACGGGATATACCTCTGGAACTGCGGCACGATCTGTCAGTGACTTTACTGTTAATTATCTCGGATTGCGTGCAGAAGATGAATCTGGAGCACAGGGCGAAGCCAGTGGAGCTTCGGATTTACTTTCGGGCACATAGTCGTATACAAATCGACAAATACCATCGAAACCCAAGGTCATTCTTGGGTTTTTTCTTTTGGAAGATGTTTCTGAAGAATAAGATCAAAATTGCTCATAGCGATGCTTAACGCTCCTATATCTTCCAGTGAAAGGAGTCGAGTGTAGTTATGTCTATAGAAATTTTCAACCTGCTCACTAAAAAGGCGTAAACGCTTATTTGCAGCCCGAACAGCATTCGTATGCGTTATTTGAGTCGACAATTCTTCTGATGGCACATGTAATTGAGAGCAGCTAAAACTCCAGGGATCTTTATTGCGTGGATAAAGATCTCCGTCTTTGGTCCACTCTTGTGGACCAACATTACCTTGACCACTTGTCGTGAATCGAGTTTTTGTCACCTTCGTAACGGTCACGCGATAATAGTAGAGATCATCGTAGCGCCCTGTTTGCATAATTAAGGCATCGCCAAGTTGTACGTCTGCGAATTTCATATTTAGTCCTTTACTAAGAAAGTCAATAAGATGTCTTTCCCTTCCGAGGAAAACTGTACGTCACTTACACCTCATTTTTAGGCTACCAAATTCTCTTTTTTATGTCAAATTCTTTTTTTAGGTGTTGCAAAATAAGACGAATTTAGGTAGATTTAATAAATCCGAAAGTCGGGCGTCACCTGCCTTTGAGCAATTAATAAGTGGTGAGGTGGCTGCAGTGGCCGTTGGAGCTTTATGTTCGAGAATACTCAAGTTGAATTCGTGTGGTATTGCCCAGAGCGCGATCTGATCGACATTCATCCTAAGGCAAAGGGGTTTATGTTCAAGGATGAGGGTGGAGAGTTCCATTTGATGTACTTCTTAGATCCGAACAGACCGTTTCTGACTGTGCAGTTTTATTTGATTGGTGAATTATAATTATAGGAGAATGATATGGGAAAAATGACAAACCTGACCGTGACACTTCAAGGCGACACAGTCCAAAAATTGGGTAAAATTGCAGAATTGGCTCATACGGACATGAATACTGTGATCTGCGTTTTGCTCGCTACAGAGGTCGTCAGGAGCAAGCCTGAAGAAGAAAAACCTAAGAAGAATCGCAAGGTTAAGCAAAAATCTTAATGTTCTTTCTAGGCATTACTATGTCTAAAAAGTCTCAACGGCCTACGATAAGAGGCGCATATGGCCTGAGACTCAAATGGCGCACCCTTTCACTTTTTTATTGGAGAACAAAATGACAATTAGAATTTAGTTAAAACCTCGGAGGTACTATGAAAACTAATGTCATTCCTTACATTCTCCCTGAAGCCAGGGCGTCTTACGTTCACTATTGGAAACGTCTTTTCGCCAATTACGAGCTTCACGCCGCATACGCTCATCTCGGACTCCCCTACTACACGTTCAATCGACGTTCTCGTCGCTATACCTACAGCAAAAATCCCGACTACCTCGCCCGCATACCCACGGTCAGCCACACAACTGTCTTGCCCGATGGCAGTGAAGTCACATGGGCCTGGAAAGCGATGCACGGGCCTAGCTGGCGTCGCAAGAAGGATGTCTTCAGGGAAGGGCACACCAAGGGTGTGAAGGCTGAGAAGGGCCGTAAAGCCGACAGCTTCAATCGTGAAAAGAAAACGATGGAATTTCGCAACAATGCCAAGAATCCGTCCCGATGGCCATGTTCTAACGCTGCCAAACGCTGGGCACAGATCGAAGATAATCGCGCTGCAAGGCGGGAATCACGTCAAGAAATCAAAAAGGTACTCGAATCTGGTGGTCACTATCGCGAAATGTGGGATGGTGTTTGTGACTGGAAGGATCCACGAGACCTCTGGCGCTGGTCGTGATTAGATGTGATTCCAGCATATACCTCGCACTATAGCCGTAATTGTAGTGTAGGCTACTCCGAACTCTTTCGCCAATTCTCTTTTATTGCCTGTATAGTATCGATTACCTCTAATAGCCCTTCTTCTAATCTCGAGAACTTGTTCTTCTGTCAATTTGCTCTTTGCATGGTCTACTCCAACTTTAAATGAACCAGGAGGTTTCGATCCAGGCTTAGGGAACTTATCCCTACCTTTTTGCATCATATCATCAGTGTTACTTTGCGATGTACCAAGGAATAGATGCTCTGGATTGACGCATTTGCGATTATCGCATTTATGGAGCACTAGCACTCCTGGTGGAATAGTTCCGATGAAAAGTTCATAAGAAACTCTATGTGCTCGTTTAACTTTATTTTCGATTGGATGAAAGCATTGACCGTAGCCATGATGGCTTGTTGATAATTTCCATTCCCAACATCCAGTGGTTTCATTGACGATTATTCTGTCTAGTATGTATTGTTGCGAAGAGTTAAAGTTCATAGCACGGCTTTAAACGTTAAATTTTGTGATACCCATCGACGAGAACAGAAATATCCTCGCCTTTGCGCCATGGAGGATAGTGGGCTTTTTTCTCAACACCAATAATCACATGCCTCTGACCATCGATTTCAACTTCTCGATTCATGAGCCAATCAAAATCTGCACAGGTAAATGGCAAAATGAGACTGTAGGCTTTACCCCTACCGACGATATAGAATACGCCAGTAGAGTTAAACGATAGAGGCTTGTCTTTCGCCAGGATCTCTTCGTGAGTCTTATCCATCAGTTTTCCAATTCCAATTGTAATGCACCCAAAAATCCAATCATCGGTGCGACGGCTACAAAGCCATCATCAGCCAAAAGATTGAGTCCTACCACTTCATTCGTTGTCGTATCGATTACTGGACCGCCACTCATACCAGGATAAAGCTGACCTGCTCCTTTGATCATAAAAAGATGATTCGTAACAGGAACAAACGGCATGCAAACTGGAGGAGATTCACCATACGGAAAGCCACAATTCACGTAAGGACCATCGTGATTCCAGAAACCTCTCCTAGCCACCAATGCTTTCTGAAATTGACTAAAATCACCCAAGACGATGCCCAAATCAGCTCTGGGGTTCATCGAAGCAGCTTTTACGATTAAAGAATTTTTCAGGCTAAGCTCCGTGGTTCTCACTTGGATTTCTTCTGTTGTTAATTCGCTGCTCTCATCTCTGAGGCAATGACTAGCGGTGATCGCATAAGAATTAGTCACCACCATAGCGCTACAATGAAAAATCCATTCACCACTTAAGTTCTTTCGATATAAGGCAATAAGTGGATGAAGATCTGTTATGGCAGGTCCCGTACCCATCTCTTTTACTCGAAAAGGAGGCTTATCCTTTAGGGCGAAGAATGGATCTTTCGGCTTTTGGTAGGTCAAAGCCGTTTCCACTCCAACAATCGTTAAGACAGAAGTTGCGGTAATGCCCGCAACAATAAGAACTCCAGCTATTGCAAATTTGGCACTTTTCAACAATTCCATCACTACTCCAGTATTAAGGCTGACACAATCTTGTCAACACGTTTTTGAACTTCCACAATCGATTTATTCGCATCAACCATAAAAACCTCAGTGTTGGGACTTTGGTACTTGAGGTTAGCGATATGCTCGAGAAAGCTTTCTCGCACCTTCTCTTGAAACTCCACGCCTTTCATTTCAATGACGTCCATGCCTTCACCGCGCTTCACCCGACGCTTAAGGGCAGTCTCGGTGTTCACATCGAAATAGAGGACAGCGTCTGGCATTTTGGTGATATTTTGTATGAAATTAAGGTACAGTGAGTTGGTGAACTCTTCATTGACGTTATGGTCTGTATAGCTCGTATGAGACAAATATCCACGATCTGAGACGATAAAATCATATTCTTTATTTATTTGACGATACATACGATGATTACGTAACCTCATGGCAGCAAAGATCATTTCCATTTCAGATCCATCAAGATCTGAATCTGGACTTAATACTAATTCTCGTAACTTTACACAAACAGATAAATGTGGATTACCAACTTCACGAGTCTCGAGTACCTTATAGCCGCGAGGACGCAACTGATCGATGAAGTATTTAACCATTGTTGACTTGCCCGATCCATCGACCCCTTCAAATTCAATGAGCTTTGCCATTCTAGAATCCTTTCGCATACTTACCATGCAATCTTAATAGTTAGTGTAGACATCATGACTATACTAATGTACTATAAGGAGATGGATGTGTCAAGTTTATATTTACTTAATCTTAAACGGCAAGGGCTGATTAATCTCAAGAGAAGCCTTCCCTCGTATATGACATTGGATTTATCATCATATGTTAATACACACACAAAAGCTAGATTCATTGATGAAGAATATGGGGAATTTTGGGCTTTACCTATTAATGTTACCGACAAACACTCAAGACATCCTAAAAGAGGTCAGATGAAGGCAAACAATAATAGAAAGAACAGAGTATTGGAAAAATTTGTACCGCTTCTACCTAAAAATATCACAATGGATCAATCGACTTACCAGGGATTGAATAAAAGAGCTAGATTTATTGATGAGGTACACGGAGAATGGTGGACTCGAGCCGCTGGAGTGTTAAAAAAACATATGGGCCATCCCTCAAGAATAAAAGAGAAACGAAAAGCCACCTCCCTAAAAAACTATGGCGTGCCCTATTCTTCTCAAAATAAAAACATTGCTCTTAAAGCTGCCAAATCGTCAAGCAATTCTCAAATTAAATTTCACTGGAAGACGGGCGAGGAGCTAACCTGCATGGCTTCATTTGAAGCATTCGTAGTTGATTATTTTAACATAAATAAGATAGAATTTGAATGGCAAAGTCGAGTCTTTGAGATGCCAGATGGCAGAACCTACAGGCCAGATCTGTACCTAATTAAAGAAAACACTTGGATAGAAATTAAAGGTTGGATGAGAAAAGATGCTCAAGAAAAGTGGGATTGGTTCCATAAAGAATATCCTAATAGTGACCTATGGAATGAGAAAAAATTAAAATCTATGGGTTTTAAATATAAAAAGAAAATTGTCAAAAGGTAAATCATACCTTTTCCACAAGTTTTTGAATTTGACGTAAAATATTTTTGTAGTTATCTTCAAGCTGAATGGCGGTTTCTAAAGAACCGTAATACTCCTCGAGACACTCCAGAAGTATTTTTTTGATAACTGGCTCGTCGGGACCATGACGCAATGTAGATTTGGAATAGACCTCCTCTAGAGCCTTCTCTTTGTCGTGAAAATATTGCTCGACCTGTTCTATAGTCCATTCGCCGTTCCGAATAGATTTCAATTGCTCGTTATTTTTCATTAGATCAAGGTCTTGCTCCACCATAATCTGCTCCACCTCATTTAGGAGACGCACAACATGATATGCAAATTTTACATCGTAACCATACTTTTCTACCGAAGCCAATCGCAAGGAGCCAGCATTTGGACTTTTGATCCGCATCTTGTGCATTTGAGCGTAAGAGTATCCTTTGAATTTCTGCCATGAACCTTTATGAAGGAAGAGTTTTCTGTTGTCTCGAACATGATTCGCAATCTTACTAGATGTGACTACGCAACTATCTCTAGTAAATAGACAATCAATCATATTGGGATTGTTCTCTAGACAAAGCTGAAAGAATTTCACAATATTGAACACAGTAATATCGTATTCTTTTCTCGTGTCTTTCTCCACAATGTGGTGCTCCTGATACTGTTCGAATTTTTGAATTTGATTGCCAAATCCAGGAATAATTCCTGCTAAATGCGGGAAGATAATATCTTTAGGCGGGATACAAAAACCGTAAAGATCCATATCTGAAGTATCACTAGAGACGCCGTAAGCGACCGATCCGCTGATCGTTAAATAAAGCGTCGAGCCGATAACGAACGGTGGTGGCTTAATAAGTCCCTTTGAGTGTAATTGCTCTATAAGATTCACTTTTACCTCAGTAAATAATAAAAGACAAATATTAGGAGGATTCCATCAGCAAGTCCCAACAAATACCAGAAGGCCTTGCTCCGAGAAAGTTTTTGAAAAAGTGATTTCGTTTTAGGCTGAAAAATCACTTGACCTTCAACGTCTCCAGAGATATCAAAAGCTTGATCAAATTGATCCGTAAACTTAGCTCCATGAATTTGTATCATGTTTTCTTTATACATTTTTAACCCCTCGCCAGTGAATATGTCGCGCCTTCTTAAGGCAAAAAGACTCAATTCCATGAGTCTTCGATTCCTTTTTTAAGCTGACTTTACCATGGAAAGGGCAGTTACCAAAGCTTTTTTGTTCAATCCAGCTCCAGTACCGAACCACAAGTTGTCCAGACGTGTGGCCGTGTCGTTTCCGCGCTCATACTGAACATATTCCGCAACGGCATTATATGCCGCCCAGAGAGTGCCTTTGACGCCTGGCATATCGTTTCCACGACCATGCTCAAACATCTTAGTGACCGATTCCATCACGCGATTACCGCTTGTGAGTTCTTCACCACTCAAGAGGGCCTCTTCTTCTTGCTTTTTCGTAGCAAATACGATTCTGACGTACTTTTCCAAATCTGCACGGTTGATCTCCGTGTTGGCCATACGGCGGAATTGCTCTGCAGTAGCCTCGAATTGTGCGTTAGCCGCATCCATAATTTCACTTACTTTGTCGAGGTTTCCAACGATATCACCAGTATGGCGAATCCGAATAAGCTTGCTAGCCTTATCGTTGAGAGCCATGTTCAGCGTGTTCTGGCAAACGGTCCTGACGGGAGTGAAACCAACTCGAATTGCAAGAGTGCCATCGTGCGAATTGCACAGGAGGATGTATTTCTTGATCGTATCGTTAGATTTGGGGACGATCACAGAATCTTCCTTGTTGATCTTGGCCAACACCCACACTCGGCCACCTTCGTGAAGGCTACCAGCAGTCTCGAGAGAAGCTGCACCTGACTCCAGGAATGGATTGAAGAAGTTGAAAGCCTCTTTGTTCTGGAGTGGCTTGTAGGTCGGGCCAACCACACCGAGGATTTTGCCATCGGTTTTGCGATAAGTGGCCTGATGGGTCACTTTTTCGTTGTCAGACGTGAAGAGCGGCTTTGTGCCGACTTCCCAGTCCAGACCAGCAGCGAGGATACCCTCTTCTACTGTTGGAGCTGCAGGGAGTGCAACGCCGAGTTTGTGCCAGGGAACATCACCAGTATACATCATAGTTTCAACTGCATGGCTCATTCGATTCTCCTTGTTTGTGTTTCGATCTGTACTTAGATTACCACACCCACCGCGAAAAACAACTAATATTTTAGAACGTCTCAGTTTGAGCCGTTAAGCTTCAAAGTCGATCCGACAGCTTGTTTTGATTCAGCGCCACCCAAACCGCGCGCGATTCGGATATTTTTTCCCTCTTCGACTCCAGTAGCATAGGCGTCGCGATTGATCGAGACCGATGTTGTAGGCAACTTGCGAGTCTTGCCAACGGTGTCATCCATAAAGTCTTGAAGTCCAGCGTCTGGCACAACTACCAAACCAGCTTCTTCCTGCACCTTTACTTGAGTCTCTTTGAGCTGGCTACGGATACCAGCTGAAAGGCCCATATAGAATGAATTGCGAATGGTTTTGCCCCTAGCAGCTTCTGGCATTGCCGCATAGTACTCGTAAAGATTGTGAAAAGTAACATCTAGGAAAGCGTAGACGTAGCGAGCGACTTCGACGTTGTGCTTTTGACCGAAGAAGCTCCATACACGTACCGTCTTGCCCAATTTGGGATTGAATCGTTTACCCACCACAACCTTAATAAAGAAATGCTCCATCAAGATGCTGAAGAGGTATTTCTGCTCCATTTGCATGCGAGCGCTAACACCCATGAAGTGGATAGCTTCGTAGTCGCGCTCTTCCACAGCCACGTCTTGCATGGATAGGTTGTATTTGGTCAGGAGGGCCGTAGCGCGTTCAGCCGCGAGCTTGGCTTCATGCTCATTAGAGCTATTAGCCAGGGCGAGGAGCTTCTGGATCTTTTCGATGATTTCAGCTGAATCTTTCATATAGCCTCCACAGTATAGAAAT